ATTCACTGCCGCAAAGCTACAACCAAACCTCAAAGTGTAAAAGGTGCATTTCTTCGAATGCTTACGATGAGAATGTGGATTGGCGAAGACTGAACATTATTGATGAGCCCGATGATAGTATTGACCGTACCGAGTATATCCGGGAACGTATGCAAGATATCCGGGATATGGTCGACCTGTTAGGGTTGTCCGAAAAAGCCAAACGGATCTTCGCTTGGAAATTCTTCGCCGGAGAATCTTTTGCCGACTGGCCGGGGCCGGAAAGCCGGAAGGAGTTGTATGAGACCTATAAAAGTGTTTTCAATGCGGTGATGGATAAGAAGGATGGGAGGTTGCTGTTGTAAAAAGAACAACCTCTAACTTTCCCTAAAAAGCAAAATGCGAGTAAACCATGGAAGAGGGTTTTCAGCCCCGGCCATACGATTTGCTCGCATGTTTGCGTTAGTAGGAAGGTTAGAGATTTTACTTAACGGCTGGGGGCTTCTTCCCCCTCTCTTTTATAGTTATTTTCTTATGTCATTTTTTAGGTGGTAAAAATTCTGTTTTGCAGCCAAACACATAGCATAGCGTTCTTTATGATATAGCATTTCACAAATGATCCAATCTGAACCATTTGGAATATCATCTACAATTCTATATACACCTTCATTATCACATCTTAAAGTAGAAAGTCTATATTGAAAAATATCTTGATGTCCAGAGACAGCCCAAGGAATATTCGCAATCTCAAATTGCTCATGAAAAACCTTTACCCAATACAGCAACTTAGAATCCTTTTCATCACCATCCGCAATTACTTGAATTTCATAATCTTTAGATAATGGGCTTTTATACTTATTATAAAAAAGTCCTTTAAAATGTTTCTTATGAATTTCAGCTAAACTATCAAGGTTAAACTCTATACCTAATCCTCCATCCGAAGGTATTAGTCTTTTCCAAAAGTCTTTTACCCTAGTAATGTTCCTTACAGCTTTAGCTGTCAATTCTAATTGTGCTTCATCATTATCATTTGTTATACCAATAAAATCTCTTAATTCTTGATCGATCTTTGCATATTCATGGTTACATTTATAACATCCAGGAACCGTTATTCGATTAATTTTATATTCTGGAGAATACCCAGCATACAACGCTTGCATTGGTATATGTTCTACTGTTTCCTTATTATCATCAGTAAACTCACAACCACAATTATAACACCTCTTTGAAGATTTTATCTGTTCTGCCATAATTAGTATAGTTTAATATTAATACCCAAATGTAATCATTATTTTAATCCTAACAAAATCTCTCCATTTTTACAGACAGAACGACTGAAAACCTAAAACACTAAACCAATATCAAACTACGATCTTCTCTTTTGTAACAACCATCTTACTACATAGCCGATACCAATCACGGCCAGTCCGGATAACAAGCCTATCGCCCACCCTCCTACCTCGATCTTTATTTTCTCCCAACGGGATAGCTCTTTTTCCACAAAGACTGGAACCTCCACTTTACGATCCACGTAGATCTCTTTCGAAGGCAGAAATAATGTATCCCTAGGAACTCTCATGTTGGCAATCACGTTACCGAGACTATCCAAGGCGAACATGAGCTCTACGTTCTTAGTGTTGGCCATGTCCAGCCAACGAAGGACTACCTTACCGTTCTCATCGCATTCCATCAACGCACGGATGGAGGCGCTATCGGCTGGCATTGGGTAAGGTACCAACTTATCTATGTAGATCGAGTCGGTACGGTTCTCGATAGCGACAGGTTGAATCTTGGTTCGACACCCAAACAGGGAGAGGATACCTACCATTATTAATACAATGCATCTAGGTTTCATTATTATAAAAATTTGATTGTACCCGTATTTGGATGCCGCCCGGATACGAAAAAGGCGACTAAACCATGATGATGGGATAGCCGCCAAACTCTCCAATAAAATGTAAAGTTATATGCTATTTAGGAGGGTTCTTTTTTCTTAGACTCCTTAAATCCTTATCCAATTCTTTTATACTATTCAAATATTCTTGCTCCTTTTGAGCCTCTTTATATAAAGCATACTCGTTCTTTGCCTTTTTCTTAGCCAGTTCTTTTGATATTTTACCTAAATCAGTCAAGATGCTCTTACGGTTCATCGTTAAGATAATATTAAGGTTGTCTTCCCAATCTTTCATCCTCATCGGTATATGGTTGATAGCTTGGGCCTCTGCGAAAGATAGGTATTGCTCGACTATTAATTTCAAGTTGTCAAGCTCATCTTTCGTTAAGTAGTTCTTACCGATATTAATATCTGAAGACTTAACAATACCTTCTTTCTCCGTAGAGGTAAGTCCCATCATCGGTAACTTTGCGTTCGCCCTATAATAAATCAATTCCGCTGCTGTTTTTCCACTTACCGCCCAAAGAAGCTTGTTTTGTACGGACGCAAAGAAATCAAGTGTTGTCTGGTCATTTTTATCGTAGTCTATACTTAACATATAGATATCCTTGATTTGCTGGTAAAACACTCTTTCGGATATACGTATCGACCGAATTCGATCTAACAGTTCCTTGAAATAAGTCAACGACTGGCCTTTTATGAATCTATTATCATCAAGAACATAACCTTTTACCAAATATTCACGAAGTGTTTTTGTAGCCCAAATACGAAACTGGGTCGCACGTTTACTGTTAACTCTGTAACCGACGGCTATGACCATATCAAGATTGTAGAACGTCACTTCCTTCGTTTGAGTTTTCCCGTCAATAGCTCCATGCTCAGTGGTTATTGCATTTTTTGCAACAACCACTTTTTCTTCAAGCTCACCATCTTCAAAGATATTTTTAATATGCCTGCTTATTGTCGATACACTAACATCAAACAATTCGGACATTCCTTTTTGAGTCATCCAAATAGTTTCGTTAATGGCATCTATTTGCACTTTCACATCACCACTATCTGTATTAAAGATGACTATTTCACCTAAGTTTTTATTTTCTTCCATAACATATAACTTTCACATCACAAATGTAAAAATTATTTGTTATTGGCTATCCCATCCTGTCAAAGAACTCATTGTTAAAACCCTAATTCATCGGATATCATAACAAGCTCCACCCCGTTATCACATCCGACATATCAGCCTCTCTCCCATTCTCCACCTTGCTCATCCCGGCCACAATCCGGATCATTTGCTCACGATCATTTACATTGATCGGATCATCGGCAGGGATACCGGCATAATCAGATACGGCCTTGATATAGGCATCTGTATTATTCTCGTTTTCCGGGGCCCAGCGGCTGATCATCTTACGGATCGTATCCAGCTTATAGTTCCGGTAATAGTTAGACAGGATCTTGAAGATCGCCCTATACCCGTATGCCATCGATTTAAATTGCTTGAACTCTTTGTCTGAGCTTGTCTTCTCTCCTTGGAAGACATCGCTATTCTTTCTGATGTTCCCGGGGTTGTTGTTTCTCAACCCTCTGGGCAGACTACTATTTCTCATTTTCCACTCTCCTTATTTATATAATCAACAACCGCTTTCGCTATCTCCTCCGGATCAGTCCGGTGCTTGGCGATCTCTCCGGCCAGCATCAACACTTGCTGGTAATCGCTTCTTACCTTGTCCTCGGCTTTCTCGAAGATGCTTTTTACCTCGATACAGCCCAGCCCTATCGCGCCGATCAATGTTATGACAGGGAAGATCGGGATATGATAGCCGTAGTAGCCATCAAGGTACCAAACACCTCCCATCTGCATGCAGTCAACTACAGTCAACGCTATGAGCAGGTTGTAATACCTCGCCAACTTGTCAACCGTCCGCTTGAAACCGTAGCTCGATCTCACCTCACCCCTTCGCTTTGCCTTCCTCACGCCGCTCCACAGATCAGCGCCTACGACCATGAACACCAGCATGTACAGCCCGAATACTATCCACGCAACGATAAAAACTTCCTCAAATCCTTTCATCTCGTTTTCTTTTAATATATACGGGGGCTTTCATTTGCCCGCCCCCGATAAAGGCCTATAATATTTTCTATCTGTTCTCCAACTCTTCCACCCTCTTCTCCAGCGTCTTGATCTTGGCGTGTAGCTCCTTGATCCCGTTGATCCCAAATGCGGTCAACATCTGGATATAATCCACGCCGTAATAGGAATCCCCGTTATCCGGTGTTATGAGTTGTACCGCCTCCGGAAGAACCTCTCGGACGGCTTGCGCCGACACGCCGATGCGAGGGATCTTGTCCTCGTCCTCCTTCATCGTGTAGTAGAAGGCGGATATACCCTCCAGCTTCTCCAGCACGCCCGGGATATCGAAGAAGACGTTCTTCAGGCGGATATCGGACGAGGTCAAGCCTTGGTAATTGGTGATATACACATGGGCCGTGCTCGCGGCGTCCTTGTTGATATACAGGTTGGCTATATTCCCGGGACTGTTCCATCCATAGATACCGTTGCCGTTATCGATCCGTACCCCCAGAAACGGATACCTCCCGCCCGGGGCGTTAAACACGACCCCGTTGCCTTCTTTATATAATATTTTGGAGACATCCAAACTGGACGCATTGACAGAGTCACAAGACAACATCCCCTCGATATATACCTTGTCTGAGAATCGGGCGGCCCATCCATCCGTGTAGCCTATCGACGCCGCCCCGCTGACAACAAGAATAGCGTCGTTGATGCCGACCAACGCATTCCCTCCCCATACGAAATTCCCGATCTTGACGATATTGGAGGTGATGCTTTCCACGTCGATCTCCGAGGCCGCTATCTTCCGTGCCATCAGCAAATCGGTCGCCACGCTGGAGAAGTTCGCCCCGAAGGTGTCCCAATAGGCGGTATTGGTTGGATGTTTTCCCTTGAAGGCAGGCTCGTTGTCATCCACCTTCGCCACATAATACGTGCGTGTGCCATCGCTATTCTTGATCGATACGATATCGGTAATCTTGGAGCTGGCGTTATAGGTAGCGCTTGAGTCGTAATCGCCACGGTAGGTGCAGCGGGGGCCACGGTCGCCACGGGGACCGGGATCGCCGTCTTTCCCGTCCTCGCCATCCGTGCCGTCTATCCCGTCCCTTCCCGGTTTGCCTTCCTCCCCCTTGATCTTGGATACGCTCCATGCGCTCCATACCCCGTTTCTCTTGGTGCTGGTGGCCATCCAGATCGTGTCCGTACCTTGGGTGTCGCTCCACTGGGCATTGGTATTAGGATGACCGTTCGGGGCCGACGGGCTCGCCACGGATGAGAACTCCACGTCGAAATCGGCCGTGTCCGTCATTTGCCTCGGGGTCGTCCACGCCGCTTGCTGTGGATCCTTCCCGTCCGACGAGAAGATCCGGGTGGAGGCCCACAGGATAGCCTCACCGGACGGGATCCCGTCGCTCCATCCCTCCGTGGTCGGTAACGGGGAGGCGTACGAGCCGCCAACGGGGACGGCGGGCGTGGCGTTCGTGCGGATGAACACCGTGCTCTTGAAGCTGTTCGAGCCTTTCGCCACGAGTCTCTTCCAGTACCTCGTGTTATCGGGGGAGATCCCGGGCGTGGTCTGGGATATACACTTATACACGTTGCCATCGTAAGATACCTTGTCGCCGGGGTAATAGACGGGCTTGTCGGAGTAAGCGCCCCGGTCCACCTCCGGATAGTCGATCTCGCCGGAGGGCGATTGGTAGACACTGCCTTTCAGCACGAGACCGTCTCGCTGGTCGTATGAGAGGAAGGCGTTGTCATCGCCGATCCGGAACGCCTTGGAGAGCATGTCCCAATACTGCGTGCCGTCCGTGTTGATGATCTTGTTCAGACGCATCCAGCCCGGACCGATCTCGCTGAAGCCGTAAAGCGTGGAGAAACTACGCTGGCCATCCACCTCGGTGCTCAAGGCCCCGCAAAGGAGGTTGTAATACGAGCCGTCGTCCAAGTCCCTCGGCTCCTCGCTGAGAAGGAAAGAGCCGGACGATCCCGACTTGGCGCAGCGGGCGTACAGGTACATGGCCTCCGTGTCATCCCCCAGATAGGGAGACATATAGGCCGCCATGTTCCAGTACTTATACTCGGTCACCTTGTGGGAGGGGGCGAGAGAGTCTATACCCAACGTCATGTGCTGCAAGATCCCGGAAGGGGTGGCAAGCGTACGTTTCCGCTGGTCATACGTGAAGGCGTGATCCACCTCGGTGACCGTCTGCCCGTCCGCCGTGGGAATACGGTTGACGAAACGGAACTGCAACGACTCATGCCCCACCAATACCGACATGGTGCGAAGCCACGACATCGCCTGGCCCTTGCCGTAATCCTTGAACGCTTTCTCCAGCATTCCTTGCATCTCCACCGCGTCACGCCAACGGCGAAGGGTGAACGATACGGCCTGCTTGTGCCGTGTCTCGTTCGTCACCTCCTCGCTCTCCAGCTTGCCCAGCTCATCGGACAGGAAACCGCCTACCGGCGTATTGGATAGCTCAAGCTCCGGACTGTGGGGCCTATTAATGTGATCCCTCACCCCGGTGATCCGGATCAGGATACCGTCCGGCTGGAACTGGGGATCGCTGAAATCGACATAACCGCCGGGTACCAGCTTGGCGCCGATCGCCAACCAATTCTTCTTGGCCCATATGCCGTCCAGCTCTCCGCTGAACGTGAATTGCCGCTCCTCACGCTCGTAGAGGTAACGAACAGCCTCCCGGAACATGTCCCAGCTCGCCCCTGTCTTGGTGGCGTTGTCGCATACGTAGGCTGTGGGAAGGGATATGTTAAAGACGGCGTACTTGTCTCCCACCTCCGGATACAGGGACGAGTTGGGAAGATCCATGCCGTCCTGCTCAGCCGGTACGATCTCGAACTTACGACCGTCATGTATGTACTTTACGTCGAACTCACGGCCCGCCAGACGGCCTGTCTGGAAAATAACCGTCATGGTCTGACCGGCGATTAGGCAATCCTCGAAATTGAGGTTGGCGGGAACCGATGAGTCATAGAAGTTGTAGAACGTGACATCGTTCCCGTCCGTGTCCTCGCCCGGCTCCGTGTCGGTCTCGCTCACCGTGCCGACCCTGGATGGATATATATCGCTGGCATCGTAGCTGTCCTCATTATAAGAGGAAAGGGGCCTGTCCGCACGAGTGACATACATCCCGTCCTTGTCGGTCTTGTAGCGTCTGCCTTGATAGGAAAGCTCCTGCGACTTGGGGAGCAGCAAGGTCTGGCTGCCATAGGCCGAGTAATCGATATTCCGCTCACCGCCTTGCACGTACAATATCTCCACGGGGAGGTTGTCACCTTGGTTCGCACGACCTACACCCGGAAGGAAACCGTTTCCCTTGCCATAGCTGAGAGCGACCGGGGCATCCTTGAAGTACTCCACCTTGCGCAAGTGAACTGTCTTTCCGACGATCTCGAACTCCGTGTCGAACTCCTCGGCCAAACGCCCCAATACAGCCCAGCATTTCTCATGGTTGAACGACAACAGTTTCTCCGGGGCCTCGATCACCGTGCCGACCGTCCAGCCGGAATCATAGAGATTGAGGTTGTCCACCAGCAGCTCCACGAACATCCTCGGCGTGGCCGTCATGACGAACTTGAGCTTGTACGGCTTGTCGGACAA